GAAAAAGGCGCAACTGTTCTCTTCATCAACTGTAGAGTTGTCTATTAAAAGCTCATCTGAGTAGACAAGCCGAAAGCAAGAAAAGTTCGTAAGGACTAACAAGCAATTAGGTAAGTTTCATTTTAATAGTTGATCTACCATTTTATACGTATATAAATACACGCACGCTATGAAAGATTTATTTCAATTATTTCTCAACAGGCTCCGAGTCTTTAATACACTTCTATTATTCTCTATGGACAGAGTGAATCAAATCATATCAAAATTGGCAAAATTGCCAAAGTGGAATGATGGGATTACTAAGTCTATGGAGGGTAAAAAGTGGATTAAAGAGACAACATCTAAGGTTCTTCGACAGAGGGGAGGTGAAACTAAGTTTCAAAATCCCAAATTTGTAGGAGAATTCAGACGATATGTCAGCGTAGTCTGCTGGATGATAGGAAATAAAGATATCAGAGCTGATCTAAACTTATTCTTGCGAAGAGTGGAGAAAATCATACTGAGCTCTTCTTCAACGTGGGCGTTTGCCTACTTGAAGGAAGCTTACAGAATAACTGTCTGTGCACTTAGTGGAAGACCGGAGGCATTGCCTTACGGCTCTAAACAACTACTTGTACGGAGAGATAAACATGGACTGCCTACTATACTTCCGATCAATCTGCGGCTTGTACTTATAGAGTTTATTAACTTTATTAAGTGCCAAGACGCGAATGGTCATGGTATAGAGGACAGTATTCTAGCTATATATCCTCCGGTCCTGGCTCCAAAAATGGATCCACGACTAAGGAAGAATGTAGTTGGAATACTGACAGTTATGACTATCTTCCGAACCTTTAAGACAAAGGTGACTCCCACAATTTCTACGATAGTTACTCCTTTTGGAGGAACTACGAGAACGTTTAGTATGTCAACAATAAGTGTTGCGCTTCAACGTTTAGGCTTAGTTTCAGGAATTGGGTTTAATACTCCTAGATTATCTGTTGGTCGCTTTACAGCGCACAGATCCACAAAAACGGGCCCTAATGGATCAATCTCCGTATTATCAGCCTCCCTCGATGCTTTAGCTCTTTTACATGAGCCGAAAGTCTTGGGATCTCTGGTGATATGGATGTTGTTCTATCAGCGCGCCTTTTTATATGTTTTACTATTACTAGTTAACATATTACTATTTGGACCTATCTACTTATTCTTTCATACAGTTATGGTTGAATTTTCGGGCTTAATTGCTCCTTATTCAAAAATATACTATATGTTTGAACCGATGTTTACCTTTTTAAGGATATCCATTGGTAAAGGACGAGGAGAGAGGGACAAATTGTATTGTGGAAAACTGTCTGTTGTATACGATCAGGCAGGTAAAGCTAGAGTTGTAGCTTCCGTTAATTGGTGGATTCAATCCGCCTTTAAGGGACTACATTTAAGTATTTTCCGATTCCTTAAAACTGTTCCCACCGATGGTACATTTGATCAGAAACTGTCATTTGATAAATTCTTAGAAAACTATTCTTCGAATCATCTTATGAGCGGTTTTGATTTAAGTGCCGCCACGGATAGGTTACCTATTGAATTGCAGAAAGATATTCTTATCGCTGCCGGATTACCTGGTAATCTCTGGCTTGATATTTTAAGCTTTCCTTATTGTGCTCCTTTTGAAAATAAAGAGGACACAAGTGTTGTTAGATATACCGTTGGACAACCAATGGGTGCATACTCTTCATGGGCTATGCTTGCACTAACTCATCACGTTATCGTTCACACAGCAGCGATCAATTCTTCATTACTCCATACGGAGAATGTTAATTACGCTGTTCTGGGAGATGACATGATAGTTAACCACAATGTGGTAGCAGCAGAATACTTGGAGATTATGAAATCACTTGGTGTAAGTATTAGTCTTGGAAAATCTGTTATTTCTAATAGATTTACCGAGTTTGCTAAAACTTTAAGAGGCCCTCAGTTCAACATCTCCCCAATTGGGGCAGGTGCTGTGCTGAGCGCAACAAGAAGTGCTTACATGTTCCCTTCGCTATTTTTAGCATCACATGGAAATGTTTGGAATTTTCCTAACGAGATTCTAGATCTAATTAAAGATACACCATCTGGACTAGCTACAAGAGCTACCCTGATAGGATACCTTCAATTAGTTGTTTGGCAGCTTCTTGGTCTATCTTCCCCTTTGTCAGGATGGACAGATGAGATAAGTAATAAATTACAACATCCCATTACTGTCTTGACACAAGGAGGAGCGTTAATAGGTCCATTACGAGAAACGATATTATCGTTAATCATAAGTGACCTAAGAACAGAAGCTTTGACTTCATTGACACCCCTATGGAATCTCCTTTACGGAGGTCTCCATATGGTAGTATCAGGAAGCCCAACACTAAGGGTTCTAGAAACCCTTATGAAACCAATTAACCCTGGTTTCTGGGTGTTTATCTACGACGCGTTCACGTATCCATTCCAAATTGGAAACAAATATCTCAAATTGAGAGAGTTGCTTCCTGAAGAAGAACCTGATTTCTTCCAGTCGTTAGAAATTCTTGATAGAGTTTCTAAAGAGATACCTCAGCTCTCTATCCTAAACCTAGAGTTTAAGCGATCAGATATGGTCGCAAAAGCTCGATATTACTCAAAGATTCAAGAGGGAGTTTCCCTCCGAACTTTCAGTATGGTTTTTGGACAGGGTGCTGTTGTACCTATGACTAGAAGTAATCTGCCTCCTTCATTATTTTGAAATGAAGTCCGGAACACCGACGCTGATAAGTAGTAAGGTCAAATCTGATATCTTTCCTTTTGTC